GACCTGCTATGACGTTACCAAGAATGTCTTTTGAAATACAAAACATTATGTATGATCCTCAGAGAAAATTAGCAACAACAGGTAAAATGATTAAACGTGGTAAAGCAGAAACAGATGATGCTCGACCTTACGTATATAATCCTGTTCCATATAATTTAGATTTTTCTCTATACATTATGACAAAGTATTCAGAAGATGCTACTAAAATATTAGAACAAATTATACCATTCTTTACACCAGATTGGACCGTTGGCGCCAAGATGATACCAGATTTAGATCCTATTGATATACCTGTTATTTTAAACAGTGTAACTATCGAGGATCTTTATGAAGGTGCGTTTGATGAAAGACAAATGGTTTTACACACGCTTACCTTTACGCTTAAAGGTTACTATTTTGGACCAGAGAAAAAGAAACAAGTTATTAAGTTCATTGATATTGATATGTTTAATGGCACTGATACTGATTCTCCATTCCTATCAGGCATTGATATTCAACCCGGGTTATCATCGGCAAATACTCCAATAACTGACGTCGGTGAAACAGCAACCGCAGTATCAGCGTTAACGACAGGTTCAGTAAGCAGTATTACATTAACTAATGACGGTGAAAACTATAACGCAAATACTATTGTTACTATTAGCGCACCTGACGTAGCGAACGCAGACATAACATCAACTATAACGAATAGCGCAGTGTCTGACGTGACAATCAATAATGGTGGAGGTTACTTCAGTAGTTTACCAACAGTGTCTGTAGGGCTCCCAGACAGCCCTATCACAACGGCTACCGCAATCGCTACAGTGTCCGGCGGATCTGTTGCTAACGTATCTATATCAAACCCAGGGAATTTCTATACTAATCCAACGTTTTCAATAGCTCCTCCTCCAAATGTGGCTGCAGAGTTTAAGTTTGGTGATGATGCATTGGCTCATAGTAATGAAAACGATGTTACGACTTTACATTCATTCTCTGCATATTTCAATTCTAACACTGGATATAAAGTATCGTTTTGGATTTACCCAACATCGTTTCCGGGTGGTAATAATCCAAT